GCTCGTTTCGATCTTACTACCAATGTTGTACCGCCGTTGGCTGGACAGCCAACAGCACATTGGCAGGTCATACTCCTGCCTAGCCCACCATTGCGGAAACGTAAAGGTTAAATATACTCGCGGCGGAAACCGCGAGCACACTCGACGAGTCGAGTGTTCCATTCACGGGATATAACCGCGAAGTCCTCGCGCCTATAATGGCACGGATTAGGGGCGTTAGCCTCCGGCACTCCCTTGTAAGGGAATGGATGCGCAATAGCAATTTGAGCTAGAGCGTCATGGACAACCTTGACAGGTTGTATACGCTTTTCAAGAGCGTACATCTCGTCGTAAGAACGACGATGGATTTTCCAGCGGATTTTACTCCGCAGGTCTTTATTGCGACGGGCAACCGTACGCAAATACCTGAACAAGTGAACAGGCTTGTTTCGCTTCCCGGCAACGAAGCCTTGGGAAGCCAAGGACGCCAAGCGAATTGGCGTTATCTGGTCTTCACAACAAAGGAAGTCCGTAGCACCCTCGATCGTATAGATGATCGGGGCGTTTATATTCTTGCGAATAAAATCACCAAGGGAACCCTTGGGGTAACTCGATAATACGAGGTTAACACGGTCATCCATAGGATGGTTGTGTATATACTGCGCCACCTTTTGGTAGCGTAGTCGGGGCCTCTTCTCCGGCGAAGCCGGGACGAAGCCAAGTCCACCGAAAGTTCGGGGGACAAAAGGGTCGATTTGCATCGACCAAGCCGCAAAGAAAACCTTGCGGAAGAATAGGCTCTGCAAAGAGCATACAATATCGCGAGGGACACCCTCGTCGATAAGCTTATGGCATCTTTCAGCCAAAGCAAATTCCTCCAAGGTTGCCTTGAAGGGAGGCGGCGGTTGATTCGCCGAAAAGAGCCTGAAGGAGAAATACCCCTCCAGGCGTTGGAGGAGACCATCGCGGATCTCCCAAGGTTGTTCACAATACAACCCACGTGTCGGATGTTTATACGACAGTTTATGTTTGACGATTAAGCCAAACTGTGACACATAGGCACAATACCTATTTATCTCGGCCTGCGTCCAATACGCAAGCAAATCGTCCCCTTTAATTTTAAAGGGAGTGTGAGGTGCCGACTTAATGGCACAGTAGTAGTTGATAAGCGATAAAATCGTCCAACTACATGGCATTCCCATGGGGATGCCCCTTGTCCACGGAGTACCGTCGGAAAACTCATTTACACAAATGAGGTCTGCGTCTAGCCCGAGGGCTGAACACAATTGTTGTACCGGTAGAAGGTACAAAGTATCGGTGGCCTTTGAAAGGTCACACGAGAAAACCATCCGGTCTTTGCTGACGCGGACAGGAAGAGGGGTGTCAAGCCCCTTTATGCCATCCTCGCATTGCGGGATGTGCCCTAATAGGCGGTAAAGCCTAGAACGTATCTCGTGAGCACGAGTTACATTGATCGCACAGGATTTTGTCACTATGCGATTCTTAAGGCCATACTCTTGTACGACCACAGCTTCACACTGGTTAGGTGTGATTTTCTCTGTGTTGTCAGCGACAGCAGCAGCTATAGAATCAACTACGCGTTGGTTCTGCGTCAGGCGGGACTCACCCTCCTGGAGTTTCAAAGCGGCTATACGCGCTTTAAAGAGTTTACCCACAGGGGTAATCTTACGGAGGTAAGCCATACGGCCGCCCTCTTTAGTGCTTGACTCCAAGCACGAAGAAGTCGAGAGGATATTATATTGCCCCTCGCTTTCCAGTCGGCGAAAATGATCCGACCTGAGCCATTCGATCCAACGGATCGACTGTTTATCCGGCAAAACGCCGGACGGTGACGTAACCATCTCACGATGTTTACGAAGTGCCCCGGTTTTATCCGGGTCAAAAGGTAGCGCGCGCTTAATGCCGGACGCTACGTACAACAACGACGGGTCATAATGAGCCAGTCGTAGAAACCTCGTGATTAAACAACGAGGGAATAACTTACCGAGGGAAACCCGGGAAGGGAATTTGCCGTGAATCCAATCATGGCGTAGAGATTCTGCAATCGATTTTAAATCGAGGAGATATCTCCGATGCACTTTGTGAAGAGTGCGAATGGCGCGGTTTATGAACCGTACCTGATCGGTGCCGTAAAAAGCACCCACGCCTGTGGAAACCCACAGGCTTAGAAAACATTTATACAAGGTGTTTTCGTCGTGATACCGGACGGTATCACGCACCTTTGGACCCGACCCAATTAAAGGCCGGTTAGGAACTGGACCATAACTGTAAGGTTGTGTTCCAAGACCCCTGACGTAAGCGCCGTATGTTGCGGGTAGCAATACTTGCGAC